TGCCACCCAGAACTTGAGTTGTTAGACCCAAGCCACGTCTACGGTTGACAGGTCGTTATGGGCGTAGGTGTAAAACCACCTACGCCTTGGAGCATAACGACCCCTACGACGGATAGTGACGAACCCCCTTGTGGGGGGTCCGCCTCTATCTAAGTAAGATAGACGATCTACCTTATCTATCCTACACGTACGCAGCCAGTAGGCAAGTAGCGAACTCGAATCAGCAAGGAATCGCCGATTCGGGCGGAAAGAGAGGACCGGAAGTTTAACCCGGCCAGCCACAGGATCCCAGCACGAACAGTCTAAGCCTAAAAGCTCCCCTAAAGGAAGCTTCAAGCCGTCGTCTGATTCGTCCCCCCAAGGGACGAAATACTGGATAATCCAGGGACACGTCTTTATGGACATATCCCATGCGGCTTTCAAATCAGAGTTAAAGCCACGCTTATCGCCAAGGCGATAAGCAAGGCTAAGAATCCGATTGACAAATCGGATAGCCTCTGAGATGTCCGTGAGGACCTCTTTCTGATATACAGGAGTAACATCCCTGCCAAGCCAGTAGTGCTTGCCACAACTTTCTCGAAAATTTCCAGATCCAAAGGTTTTCTCCGGGTTAACGGAGAAGCCTAGGACCTCGAGCACTTCGATAAGAAGCGGCATGCTACCAGTCGGCAGGATAATGTCATCCCCGTATATTGCTACAGCTCCCAACTCACCCATAACCTCCACAACTGCAGAGGAGATACCCCAGAACAGAAGTGTTTCGAGTTCAAAAGTGAACCCGTTGCCCATGCTAGAGAACTTCTCTAGCTCGAGCCACTTACCGTTCACATAGGCATAGGGCGAGCGAAGGGCGTCTAACAAACACGCCCAGTCGTAGGGAAGAAGTTGCCAAACAACTTCTCTACTGACGGAATCGCTAGCAGAAGCTAAATCCACTGTTGCCAGTGAACCATCCCTTGACCCAATCTCAGCCAGAATTTGGTTGAGAGTTTGGTCATCGAGATCGATCCCGCGACGTTTTAGACGTCTTCGTATCAATTGGCCAATCCCCAACTGGAGAAAAACATTTCCAGTCGGTTCAATGGCAATAACACGATCCGTCTTAGCGTCCTTGTCAACAGTTGTGACCCTGCAACCTTTAACGATGTTGAAGTTGGCATCGAGAAGGCTGGCTGACCCAACCAGGTCAGTACCGAATCGAGATTTCATCCAGTGAATGTCCTCGGACATCACATGAGACAAAATATCTCGCGCAGAGGCCGTAACGCTGATTTGATCCTCACGGATCTTATCATCCACGGTCGCATCTTCTCCCTTAAGAGAGAAGGTGGCTCCGGGACCCCACCTGCAAAACTCCCAGAGATCGGTTTTCCTCAAATCACCTAAAAGGCCAGCAATTTTACGTTGAGCAGTAAAAATTACTGCTTCAACGCGTGGTGAAAAGCCACGCTGCTGACCAAGGATGAGGCGAGTATTTACCATTCTCATGTGAGACTCGACAGCGAACCACTTGTCGAGGGCAACGGCTCCTGTGTCCACACCAGTCTTTAGCCCCTTCCATTTAGAAAGGAACTTGACAGCGGCGTAGTCACGTCGGAAGTCGTCACCGTTTGCATAATCCTGAGGGTTAACTTTCTTTTCCGAAAGTTGCCTATGCTCCCCGTACTTATAGAGGAGCCAACAGGATAACGCTACTGGAGTAGCTAAACCCTCCCAGAAAAGAAGAAGGGTTGGCTGAATGTTCATGCGCCTCTCCTAATTAAGTTTAGGAGGGACTCAGTTCCAATCTTTCAACTGGAACTGATACTCTAGCACGGATGCCAATCCGTGAGAGAGCGTCCAATCTGATTTCCAAGTCTTCGGACGGCGAGACTCGATATAATGTCGAATAAATCCGGCATCATATTCTGCCTTTGCAGTCCAAAGTTTTGGATCGGATTGGAACGATCCAACAAACCGATATCGATACAAACGCTACCAACCGCCCACCATGTGTTGCGATAACCCCAGACCGATTCGTAAACAGCTTTCGCTATACGGTTCGGTAAAGGGCCAATCACAATCATTGGAGTTAGCGGTTCATAGGTAGCGAGCATCGTTCGGATGTTAGACGCATCGGTCAGAGTACAATCGTCGTGCGTTGTAATAACAAATTGCATGGCGAACTCCTGAGTTGAAAAACTATGGGAGAGATGCACTCTGATCAGCCGATACCAAGCTGATCAAAGAGATCCCAAAGAAGACCACCGGTTTACCAGTAGTCTTCCAGGTCCTCAATGACCTTCTTGATGTCGGCGTGGGCAAGAACATTCGCGAAGATTGCGCGGAGGTCTTTACGCTCCGCGTTAGTTCCTCGCTCAGGCAGAAGCCACGTCGAGTTCACACGATGCACATAGGCAATCGTGGGAGCCGGCGGGATGCCTGTTCCAGTTGCAGCGGACGTCGATTCGAGCGTAGGCCAGCCGACGTTAAGGTCGACACGGTATACGCGTCCTTTCGGGTCGCTAGCCTGCCCAGTATTACCTGGGAGAGGCCGGCGCATCCGTACCATGATCGAGTTGAAGCCGATGGCAATGCCACCAGCTTTATCCTCGAACAAGGACGAATTGTCCACTTCGGTGGAGGGGTTGAACGTGTGGGCGACAGGTGTCGCTTTACCGTCATTGACGGTGATTGCGGCCCGTGCGGGCATAGGATCCCCTTTCAGGGAATAGTGTTGCGGGTGATCAGCCCAAATCCTCTTTCAGGCGTGAGAACGCCGTTACTATAAGGAGATCAACACAAGCTTCATCACTTCCGATGACCACCTCTAGGTATCTTAGTTTCGATACCGCCGAGAAGGATCGTTCTGATAAGTGAAGCTGCGGATAAGATCCGCGAAGCACCAAGGTGAACATCTATCTTCGGAAAAACTGGCAGGGGAAACCCTGTCAATATCACTCGGCTCTTGGAAGCGAGTGTCCGATGGGCTCTCTGGTAATAGGAACTCTCAGAATATTGAGAAGGTCCAGTAAAGCTGAGATCTACAGTGTATGTCTCATCGACATCAAAGTAGTGAAGCTTCGTGACATAGCCTCTTTTGAAGACTAGGCCCGAAGCCAGAGCAGCTTCAAGATTCTCCAGATAGCCCCCGATATTCCAGAACCAATCAACGACGAATGACAAGGGAAGCAATTCCCAAGCAATCGATGCTGGGTTGAGACTGGTCAATCGTGATAGATTGAAGGCATCAAGGTTGTTGATTTCAACAGTCACGCCAATTTCACAACGCTCTACACGAGTTCCCTTATAGGAAAGCGTGGAGGTACCCTTATGCTGCGGAAATTGCAGATTTGGGTAAGAGGTGTTAAAGCCCGCGGGAAGTTCTAAGCGACGGGAAGCTCTTGCCTTAAAGTCCATCTCCATAAATTGGTGAACCTGAAAGTTCACCAAATTGTAGATGTCTTGGACAAAAGGCTTCCAGCCATACTTATAGCTTAACCAGGCCTTAGCCATCTCGAGTGAAGGATTTTGTGACAGTTGTCGCCAACCTCCCATCAAAGCTTTTCTCTTAGCTTTGATAGCATACGCTATCACGCCTTTTACAGCGTGAATCATCTGGGCAGACTCTCTGGCTTCAGCAAGCATAAGAGCGATGTTAGTCTCTGTTTGCTTGATATCGTCATAGAGTTTAGCTATCGCCTTATTGTACACGGCATCAGAAACCGTATACGCGGCGTAAGCACTATCTAAGAGGGGATAACCGAGAGAGCCGGTGTAGGGACCAGAAGTTTGCGTCCAAGCGGTACGAACAGTTTTAGAGTTGTTCGACCAGGAAGCATCATACTGATTCCCACCACGACCCGACCAGTAATCCTTTAGATAGGTACCAGCTGTCGGCAACTTACGACGCCTTTTATCATTGGACCCGAAACCGGTAAAGGAAAAGCTATACGAGGCAAACGACGCCACAGGTGTGACAGTCGTAACCCCGGTTAGCAAATTACTTACCTTACGGAATCCAGTGAACAAAGCGTTTGTAGGTTGCATGAGCGTATCCAATGGGGTGAAAACCCCACTAGGTTAATACCTAGAAGGGAGCCCGCCAG